TTATTTTTTTGATTTATATGTTTCATCTTCTTCAGCTATTACTTGAGAAAGTTTATAAATTAGTTTTTGTTTTTCTGGAGAACATTTTTTTAATATATCGTTAAACTCGTTATATAAATATTTCTCATTTTTATCAGAAACACCACTTAAAATGTAACCTTCTGAAACATTTAATATAGTACAAAATTCACTTAATCTTTTTAAATTTATATGAGAACTACCTCTTTCAATTCTACTAATAAAAGCAACTGAAAGGTTAGTTTGTTCTGCTAATTCTTGCTGAGTTAAACCAGCTTTAATTCTAGCTTGTTTTAGTCTTGATCCAATAATACAATAATCTACTGCCATAATTTGTCACGTTCCTTTCATAAGGCATAAACTACGTTAATATACCTTTAAAATATATAAAATAATAACATGTAAACCTTTAACTTTACAGAAACCTATAAGTAAAGAAATAATAATAAGGTAAATAAAGTTTAATAACAATATTAGTATGCGTCAAAATAAAAATATTAAACATTTTTATATATTTATTGCCGTGAGTGTAAAAAAATAAAAATTAAAATGAAGAAAAATTAGCAAGATTTGTAAAATTTAATTTTAATTACTTTTCAGAAAAATATATTATATAAAATAATGCACATGAAAAAATTTTAATTTTATAGAGAAATATAAATGGGAGGGTAAGGATAGAAAATTGAAAATTTTCAGATTTGTTCTTGCACAATATGACAGAGAAACATAATATTGTTATTGCCATTTTTACCGAAACGTGCTAAAATAGACAAGTAATTGATTTCGTAAGAAATGTAATGTCTATAGGAGACAAAATAAAACCTAAATATATTGTAAGGAATGAACTTTAAATGAAGAAAACAGTCAGTTTTTATACTCTAGGTTGTCCGTGTGTATAATCAAATATGATATAATGAAACCCAAGTGGCTGTAAGAAAAAGTCACTTGGGTATTTTTTATATTTTGTGTTCATTTTTGTATATAAAGTGATGGACTATTCCATTTTTGAAAGTAATATTATATATTTTTCCCTTTTCGACAGAAACATCTGTAATAATTGTATTTATAAAATCTTTTATGGTTTGTCTATCAAGATTATTCAATAGCGAAATTACATCAATATTTTTTACACTTGATAAATTTTTAGTTAGTAAATAAAAACTAGCTTTTGATAATAAATTGAAGTCTTTATTATTGATAAATGGTGTATCATTAAATTTTACTTCTTGTATTTTTTTATTTATAGTTTCAATTTTATCAGAGATTTCCTTACGTTTTATTACAAAATCTTTCTGACTCATAGAATTAACATCATATAAATAAAGGTCATCTAATCTTTTTAATGCTTTTTCATATTTTTCTTTTTCGGCTTCGTAAATCACATTTTGACTTATAATAGCTTCTTTATTTTTTTCTTCAAATGAATTATAGGTAACCATTTTATTATTTATTAATAAATCATAGGTGTTCTTTAAATCTTGTTTTTCAATATGATCTATATCTTCAAAATATTTTCCACGTAACAAAATACTTTCCATATCACGTAAAGAATGCCTAGCAGTAATTCTTTCTTGTAATGTCATATAATTAGCAATATAATTTATTAGACCTGGAAGTATGGCCAGATCACTAGAATAATTTGCACAAGTATAATTCACATTAAACGCATAGCAAGTATAACGAGATGGAGTAAAGCCATCTTTTCTAGCACGATCCAAACCAGAGTGCATTTTTTTTCCACATTTATGGCAACTTGCTAAACCAGATAATATATGTACATTTGTACTTGATCTTTGGTAATTTTTATCACCCTTATAATTATTTTGAATTATTTGAGAAACTCTTTCAAATTGTTCTGTATTGACGATAGCTTGATGATTATTTTCTAATACAACCCATTCTGACTTATCTTTCCATCTACGAGTTTTTTTAGTTTTTGTGTTATATCTATATGTTCCAATATAAAAAGGATTTGTAAGTATGCTACCAACTGTACGAGGTGTCCAGGTTCCATTTCTTTTTGTAGGTATATTTTCGATATTTAATTTTTTAGCAACTTTTGTAGTAGATTTTATTTCTTCATATTGATCGAATATATATTGAACTATTTTTGCCTCTTTATCACAGGGCCTAGGGAATTTAGTTTCGGAATCCCATTCGTATCCTAAGGGAACTGTTGCACCATTCCATAGTCCTTTTTGAGCACGTGAAATCATAACTGAAAAAACACGTTCTCCTGTTAGTTTCCTTTCAAGTTCTGCAAACACTAAAATTATTTTTAGCATTGCTTCTCCCATAGCTGTAGAAGTATCAAATTGTTCGTTGCGAGAAATAAATGTTACATTATATTTTTTCAATTCATCATACATATCAGAGAAATCTCTTAAGTTTCTGCTTATACGATCTATTTTCCATACTATTAAATGAGTGAATTCTCCCATTTTAATTCTATTCATCATATCTTGATATGCTGGTCTATCAGTTGTACCACCAGAATAACCTGCATCTTCAAAAATTTCAAAATCATTTATTCCTAATACATATTTTGTATAATTTATTAAATCACTTCTTTGCAAAGGCAAAGAATCCTTATCAATTTGGTGGGTAGTAGACACCCTAACATATAAAGCTGATTTTTGCTTTTTTTCCATAGTAAAAAAACCTCCATTTTCTTTAATAAATTTTTAATTTACTATTGAAAATGAAGGTACTTTAATATATAATAATTAAGTAATCACTTTCAATAGTGTTTACGCTCTGGATAATGTGTGGTGTCCGCAAAACAATACGCATTATCCTTTTTTTATAAGTTAATATTATTAATTTCTTTAGTTTTAGTTATTTTGAATTCTTCCACAAATTTTTTTGCTTGAATTGCATTAGTACAATTAAATGCAATGTATTTTATTTCATTATTATCTAAAAAAGTAAAAACTAAATAAGAATGAATTATATTTGAAGTCTTTTCTTTAGATCTTCCACCTATGACTGCCCCAACAGCTCCAAACAGAATAGCACCGCTAATAGCTCCGCCTATACTTGAAACATTATTTTTTTGAATTTCTACATTGTTAGTTATAGAAACATCGGTTACTTTTGATTTATTTAGTTTAAAGCTAGTATTACCTGTGATGAATTCATATTCATTTGGATTAGAAAATATTTGAGTCAACATATTTTGAGCAACTGGTAAACCATAGATATGTGATAATGTAATAAATAAAGTGGAATTTTTTTCTTGCTGTTTTTTTTGTAGTTCTTTTCTAAATTTTGTTTTTTGAGACGAAGTATAATATATCATAAATAAACAAAAAATAATAAAAATAATAAAAAACATAGAAACTAAATTCAATTGTACATTCCTCCTTTATTACCTATACTTAAAAGCACTTTTATTTTCAGACTTGATAACTTTTCCAAGTATCTTAATTTTATTTAATTCTGTAATTTTTATATCCATATCCTTATAACACCCATTCATTGCTACTAGTTTGTAATAAGTTTTATCATCACTTAATATAAATTTTCTAATAGTATTATGATTATTCATATTGATTAATAAGGTTGAACCATCTTCAATATTAGTTTGTTTATAAACTAATGCAATATCTCCAACGTCTAATAAAGGAAACATAGCGTCATCTTCAGAAACAAATTCAAAATAATTATTGTCTGTTCGTTCTTCAATTAATTTAGAGAAATGTATTCCAAAATAATCTGCTAATAGTGCAATTTTATCCATTCGAGGTAATTTTTGACCATTGCACCAACTAGAAATAGTCGATGTCTTTAATCCCAAATCTTTTACCAAATCATCTTGAATCTTATTATTTATCTTCATATAATAATTAAGGTTATTAGAAAAAATTTTTCTGTAATTATCATCTTTTGACAACATCTTAAAACCTCCTTTTGTTTGATATGACCTTATTATAACACCTAAAGTAAAAAAAAACAATAAAAAAGTAAAAAAAATTTTACTTAAAGTATTGACTTTCCACTTAAAGTGTAATAGAATAACTTTAAACTTAGGAAAGGAGAAATGAAAAATGTTTAGAATAACACTAACTGCAGCAAGAATTAATGCAGGATATACGCTTGATGAAGTGGCTGATAAACTACACAAAAGTAAGAGTACAATCATTTCATGGGAGAAAGGAAAAACATCTATAGATGTACATAATTTTAAAGAATTATGCAATCTTTATAATGTACCTATGGAATTTATTAATTTGCCCTTAAATTCCACTCAAAGTGGAATAGAACAGGAGGAATTATGAAAATAATAAAAAATTGCGGACACCACACAAAGAAGGAGGAGGTTTTGATTGCCAGATGAAAGAGAGAAAAGAATATGGAAAGAACTTGCAAAAGATGGAATTCATAATGAGAAAGAATTAGATGCAGCTATAAAAAATATGAAATTACTTAATATTGGAGGATTTGTTAATAAATTGGAGGTGATAAAAAGTGAAAATAGTTAATAAAAAGAAATTTATTATAAGAATATTAGAATTATTGACAATTATAGCAACAATAATATTGACGATAAAATCAATACAATATGCAACCAAAATACGAGGACATCAAGCATTTGGTGGAGAGTATTTAGTACCAGTCTTAGGATTGATTGTAATATTAGTTTTAGAGTCAATCTTGGAAGAAAGTGAAGAAAAGAAAGGAAACAGGAAAAATGGAAAAAGAAAGATGTGATAATGAAAAAGAAGTATTTAATGCTAGAGTCAATGAAGATGAAATGATAATAACAATTGATGAATATACAACTTTGAGAGCAGCAGCAGAAAACTATGAAAAAGCAAGACAAGAAATGAAAGCACATATTGCATATTTAGAAAAAAAATTAAATGAGGAAACAGAAGAAAAATCAAACATATTAACAGAATTAGAAACAGTAAACAAAGAAAATCGCAAATTAAAACGAGGAATTATAAATTTTGTTAAAGGATTTGGAGGTTAGTATGGATAAGTTAGATAAATGCTATATTTGGCACATTATAACATTGACCACAATGAAATATAAATTAAGAAATTTGAAAGGGGTGAGATAAGTATGATGGGAAAACACAGTCAAGAAGCATTAAAGATTAAACAATTAGAAGAAACTATTGAATTAAAGGAAAAAGAAATTAAAGACATTAAATTTAGTGTATCTGATGTTTTATTACAAATTAGAAATATCAATGAATCAAATAACTATTCAGATCCAAGTGTAAAAAAGAGAAAAATATCAGAGCTATGTACAGACACAAGATATGAACTTCTTATTGATGAACTAGAAGTTTGTTACAAAAAACAAAAGACAAAAATAATAGAACTACCAAATACCAACCAAAGTAATAAATAGTTCTATAAAACACTTATATAAATGCTCTATTTTTATTCTAACATATGAAAGTCTAAAAAACAAGAGCAGAAAGGAGAAAAAATATGCCTATATGTAGTATTTGTGGAAAAAAATTACGAAGGATATGGCAATAATGCACAACCAGTAAATAATGGAAGATGCTGTGATGAATGTAACATAACAATAGTAGTTCCAAGAAGATTTCAAGATGCAAAAAATAGAAGGGAGAAAGATTAATAATGGAAATAAAAATACTTAATTTAAAACTAAGAAATTTTAAAGGAGTAAAAGAATTAGAAATTAATTTTGATTGCAAAAATACTAATATATATGGAGCAAATGCAACAGGAAAAACAACAGTATTTGATGCATTTAAATGGTTATTTTTTGATAAAGATAGCAATGATAGAAAAGACTTCAATATAAAAACATTAGATAGTGATAATAATCCAATACACTTTTTAGAACATGAAGTTGAAGCAACATTAATAATAGATGGTATTGATACAACATTTAAAAAAGTATTGCAAGAAAAATGGGTTAAAAAAAGAGGACAAACAGAGCAAGAATTTTCTGGACACGAGACTAATTATTGGATTGATGAAGTACCAGTAAAGAAGAAAGATTATGAAGAAAAGATAAATAGTTTAATACCAGAAAGCCTATTTAAATTGATTACGGACCCATCATATTTTAATAATCAATTAAAATGGACAGAAAGAAGAGAATTACTAATAAATATTTCTGGTGCAAATATTTCTGATGATGAAATATTAGATTCAAAAGAAGAATTTAAAATATTAAAAAATAATTTAGATGGTAGATCCATTGATGATTATAAAAAAGTAGTACAAGCAAAAATAAAAGACTTAAATAAACAAAAAGAAACAATTCCAGTAAGAATTGATGAGCTTACAAATACATTAATAACAGAACACGAAATTGATTATGAAAAAATAGAAAAAGAAAAAGCAGAATATAATCAACAATTACAGGCAATTGAATTAGAAATGACAGATGTGCAAGCTAAAGCAAAAGAAAATATGAGAATTGCTGACCAATTAGCTGCAGCAAAGAAAGAACTATCAGATTTTAAATTAAAAAAAGAAACAGAATATTCTCAAAAATACTCTGCAGACTTAATTAATTTACAAAATGAAAAAAGAGTAATTGAAAGCAAAATAAGATATAGACAAGATGAGGATAGTGATAGATTATTAAAAATACAGCAAGACCAAAAAAGAAAAGCAGAATTATATAAAAAGTGGGATGATGTTAGCAATATGAAATTAGAGTTTGATCCTAATTCATTTATATGTCCAACTTGTAAAAGAGAATATGAAACCGACAAAATTGAGGAAATGAAAAAGCAATTTGAAAATAACTTAAATGTACATAAGAAGAGTGAACAAGATGCAATAAATAAAGAAGGACAGGCGATTAATTTAAGGCTAGACGAAAATACAAAAGCAAGAGAACAAATACAACAAGAACTTCCAGAACTAAATAATAATTTAGATGAAATAACTAACAGAATAGCAGAATTAGAAAAGGCAAAGGAAAATGATACTTCATTTGATATAACTTCATTACCAGAATATAACAACAAAATAAGTGAGATTGAAAAATTAGAGGAAAAAGTAAAGAATTTAACAAATGGAGATATATCATATTTGCAAAATAGAAAATTAGAGATATCTGAAGAAATTAACAAACTAAATAAAATTTTAAATGAAAGAGAAATACAAGAAAAAACAAAAGAACGTATTACAGAATTACAAAATGAAGAAGAAAATATTTCTAAAAAAATCCAGGAACTAGAGGGCGAACAATATGCATTAGAAGAATTTACAAAAACAAAAGTAGAATTCTTGGAAAATGCTATAAATAGTAAATTTGAGATAGTAAGGTTTAGATTGTTTGATACACAAATTAATGGTGGACTTGTAGAATGCTGCGATACATTAGTGAATGGTGTTCCATATGCTGATGTAAATAATGCACATAAGATACTTGCAGGGTTAGATATTATAAATACTCTGATAAAATTCTACAATACATCAGCGCCAATATTTATAGATAATAGAGAATCAATAAATGAAATATATAAAATAGACACACAAATAATTAGTTTAATAGTAACCACTGATTCTAAATTAAGAATCGAGGTGAGCAAGTAAAATGGGACAAAGATTAAACATAGAAATAACGAAAAATGGAAATGTTTTAGCCAATAGTTACTATCATTATTTTGGGAAGAAGGAAGAGTAACAATAGATATTGAAACAAAGAAAATCAATTTTAATGTTTTACATTCGTTTGATGAAGAAGATGTTGAAGAGTATAAAGCAGAAGGAAATGAATTTAAGAAAATAAATATAAACTTTGAAGAGATAGAATTTGAAAATATTTTTGAAATTAAAGCATTTGTTGATAAGTCAAATTATAATGAACAATATTTTTTCAAAAATAATTTTAATAATAAATATATAGGAATTATAGAATAGGGAGGAATTTTAAATGGAAAATAAAATGATTTTAAAAATATCAAGTAAATCAAATCCAAATAGTGTTGCAGGAGCAATAGCAGGAGGATTACAAGAAAATAAAAGAGTAGAATTACAAGCAATAGGAGCAGGAGCTGTGAACCAATCAATGAAAGCCATTGCAATTGCTAGATCATTTGTAGCTGCAAGTGGAGTTGATTTATCATGCATACCTGCTTTTTGTACGGTAATAGTAGAAAATGAAGAAAAAACAGGAATGAAATTTATAATTAAGGAGGAAAAATAAATGTTAGAAAACTTAAATGAATTAGAAAAAATAGGATTAGCTTTTATAAGTGGATTAGTTGCAGGACAATCATTGCAAGAAACGGAACAAGAAGTAAATAACAATAATGAAAAAGAAATGAAGGTTGCAGTTGGAAAAATTGAAGGAGAAAAAGCAGAAAAATTTATAAAAATGATGAAAGAATTGGGGGTAGAATAATATGAGTAATGAATTAGTAAAAAAAGAACAAACAGAATTACAAAAGCAAGAATTGACAGCAAGCGAGAGATTTACAGGAATGGTAATGAAAGAATTTCAAGGAAATATTGGAGCATTAAATTTAAATGAATATCAAAAACAACTTATAAGAGGATATTTTATAGGAATTGACAATGCTTTGAAAAAAGCTGAAGAAGCAAGATTAAATAAAAATAGTTGGAAATCAACCAAAGAAGAAGACAAAAACAATCTACCAATTATTTGGCAAAATGTTAATATGAACGATTTAGCAATAGCTGTTGTACATCATGCAAAATTGGGATTAGATATGCAAATACCTAACCATTTAAATGCAATACCATATAAAAATAATAAAACTCAAAAGTATGATATAGGATTTTTGAAAGGATATAAAGGTCTAGAATATATAGCAACACAACTATCATTATACCCAATTAGAAACATAATTGTTGAATTAATATATTCTAATGATGTATTTGAAATAGTAAATAAAGATAATATCACTAGATATAATTTTATAATTAAAAACCCATTTGATAGAGGTGAAATAATAGGAGGATTTGGATATATACAATATGTTGATGAATCAAGAAATAAAATAATAACACTATCTAAAAAAGATATTGATAAGAGAAAACCAGCCTATGCAGCAGCTGAATTTTGGGGTGGAGAAAAAGATAAATGGGAAAATGGCAAAAAAGTAGGAAAAGAAAAGATTGAAGGTTGGTATGAAGAAATGGCCAGAAAAACTATTGCGAGAGCAACATATAATGCTGTTGCAATAGATCCTAAAAAAGTAAATGAAAGCTATGCATATGTTATAGAAAATAATGATAATACTTATGAAAATGTCATAGAAGGACAAGTTGCTGAAGAAATAGAAGAAAAAGCAAACAAAGAATTAATTGATATTGAAACTGGAGAAATAAAAAATATTGAAGAAAATGCATCTGCAGATAACAATATTGAAATGACTCCAATCCAAAATGAAGGACCAGCATTTTAGTGAAATTAAAAGTATTAGGTAGCAGTTCGAGTGGTAACTGCTATCTAATAGAAGCAAATAACAATGAAAAATTAATATTGGATGCAGGTGTTAATTTTAAAATTGTGCAAAAAGAATTGAATTTTGATTTTAATGGTATTGAAGCAGTATTGATAACTCATGAACATATGGACCATTTAAAATATGCCTCGAATTTTGCTTTATATGGAATAAATGTATATGCATCTGCAGGAACATTAAAAAAACAAAATTTAGTTGGCCATAGATTTAAAATTATAAAAGCATTACAACAATTTGAAATAGGAAATTTTATAATACTTCCATTTGATACACAACACGATGCTGCAGAACCATTGGGATTTTTAATTCAATATAAACCGACTGGCGAAAAACTTATGTATGCTACAGATACATATTATATTAAATATAAATTCAATAAACTAAATTATTTACTATTAGAATGTAATTATAACAAAGAAATTGCAAAAGAAAATGCAAAAAATGGAGTAATAAATAAAACTAGATATACAAGATTATTAGAGAGCCATTTTAGTTTAGAAAATGTAATAAATTTCTTAAAATCTAATGACTTAAGTTATGCAAAAAATATTGTACTATGCCATTTATCAGATACAAATTCTAACCAAACTATAATGCAAGATAAGGTATATGAAGAAACAAAAATAAATACTACAATAGCAAAACCTGGATTAAATCTAGAATTAAAATTATATCCATTTTAATGGAGGTCTTATATGAATAGTATAAAAGCGATAACTCAATTAGAAGAATTAAAAAGGGACAGGCTTAGTTTTATACAAAATGATGAATCTGATGAAATTTATTTAAAAGATATAAAGGCCATTAGTTTAGCAATAAAAGCATTAAAAAAGTGTCCAGATATACAAGACAAATCATTTAATTGTAGAATGTGTGGAAAAGAATTGAAAACATGGAAGAGTATTCAAAAAGGTTTTGGTCCCATATGTGAAAAAAGATATTTAAATGATGTGTATAAAAACCAACAAATGACAGTAGATACGATATTAAAAGAAAGGAGAGGTAATGATGGCAAGTAAAGACGTTTATTATTTTAGCCATGATGCAAATGCATTATCAGATCCAAAAATATTGGGAATGAGATGCGATTATGGATTAGAACGGATATGGATTATATTGGGCCATATTAGAAATGTTAAGAAATGAATCTACATATAAATTACCTCTTAATAAAAATACATATAGGGCTATAAAAATGCAAACTGGAACAACTATTGATGTTGAAAAGTATTTGAATGATTGTATAAATGAATATAGAGATGATGAAAGTGGAAATGGATTATTTAATGCTGATAAAAAAACATTTTGGTCAGCAAGTTTATTAAGAAGAATGGAAAAATATGAAACATTAAAAGAAAAAAGAAGTCAAGCAGCAAATGCACGATGGAATAAAGAAAAGGATAAAAAACAAGAAGCAGACAAAAAACAAGAAAAGAATGCAAAAAAATGCAAAAGCATAAAAAACATATGCAAAAGTAATACAAATGCATACAAAAAAAGATACAAATGCAAAGCAAATTTGAAAAAATCATATGCAAATTTATGCAAATTAAATCAAATTAAATCAAATCAAATTAAATTAAATAAAATTAAATTAAAAGAAATGAAATCGATCTATCCTTCTAATCATAAACCAGAAGAAAATAAAACCTTAGATGATATGATGGATAAGATGGAAAAAACAGAATTTGAAAGACTTATAAAAAATTGCGAAATGCATATTTTTTCTCCAGAACTTGCTATTGAAATGACTGAAATTCTAAAAGAAATGTATATGACTCCAAATATAAGAGAAAAAGTCCAGGAAATAAATTCTAAAAAACTATGTTATGCATTAAAGAATTTTGCTATTGCTAATACTAGATCACAAATAAAAATACCGAAATCATATTTTAAAAAATGCATATTATCAGCATTAGATCAAACTGAGTTAAGTGGACAATATGATACAGATACTATATACGAAATGGAGGATTACTGAAATGGCATTCATTAGAGAAGATGAATTGATATCTAGAGGGTTAAAGACTTGTGAAAATTGTGAATGGTGTATTCCAATAATAGAGAAAAACAAAAAGTTTGAAATAGAAATACCACATTGTCTATTAAAAAATAAACAAACAGGACTATTTGAATATTGTGAATTATTTAAGAATAGAACTGGGATGCATATAAGTATGTGACAAGTAAACATAAAATAATAAATAAGATGCAGTATGCAAAATTTAGAAACAAACACAACCTAGAAAAATATACAAAGGAAGGACTGAAATTTATGATAATTGAAGATATGCAGCAATCATTAGAATTGTTGGAAAATATAAAATATTTTTTCTACAATACAGAAGAAATAGAAAAGAAATTAAATAGTGATTTACGAAATAAAGAATATGAAAGAGATGATCTGTTACACGAAATAGAATTAAGCAAATTAAATGCTATCGAAATAATGGCAGTTTATAAAAAACTAGAAAAGGTGCTGCAAGAAAGAAGAATAATCAAAGATAAAATTGATTTAATAAATACCATAAAACCATACACTAGTAAGTTTATAACAAAAGGTATTTGTGCAGAAACCGATGCAACTATAAAAAATATAGAAACATTGAAAAGTAATCAAGAAAATAGAAAGTATACACCTAGAATATTAAAGAATCTAAAATGTGCGAAGGTTAAGAAGGAGGAATAAATATTATGGATGATTATAGAAAAATCCAAGAAATGCAAAGAATAAATAGAATTAAAGAAAATAATAATTGCTTAACTTGTGAAGTTGTTATAACAAAAGAATTTAGAGAAGCACCAATATCTATTGTACAGGGACATGGTGGACCAATTGAAATGGCACAAATGGTAAAAACTCTAACAGATGTTGCGGAATCATTAAAAAGGGAATTCCCAGAAATAAATGAAATTATACCAATGTTAAATAGAAATGGTGGTATGAGAACAGCATATAAACAAGTTGAAAGTTGGGGGAGATTCTAAATGATAATAGTAAGTCAAGATAAAGGAAAAATAATAAATTTTGATAATATGACACGAGTTTATATAACCTTTGATGAAGGTGACGATGATGTTTGTATAAGAACTGAAACAGTAGATAGTTTGTTTGAAGACTTAGGATATTACAAGACAGAAGGAAGGGCAAAAGAAGTATTACAGGAGATAGTAAAGACTTATGTGCTTACTGAACAATATAAGGTAGAAGATGAAAGAACACAAATAAAATTAATGATGGAAGGTATTTTATTATACGAAATGCCAAAGGAGTGAGAAGAGGTAGAATAATGCAAGAACATTGGAGTATTGAACAATATAGAGAATACCAAAAAAAAGGTAATAGAAAAAGTAAATATGGGGCAGTAAAGACTTCCGTAGATGGACAAACATTTGATAGTAAAAAAGAAGCGGACTATTATTGCAATTTGAAGTTAAGGCTGCAAGCAGGAGAAATAAAAGGTTTTTGTTTGCAACCTGTGTTTATACTAGCACCAGGCTTAAAATATAGAGCAGATTTTATAGTATTTCATAATGATGGAACAACAGAAATTATTGACACAAAAGGATTTAAAACAAAGGAGTATATTGCTAAAAAGAAAGTATTTGAAGATAAATACAACCTAAAAATAAAGGAGGAATAGAACAATGAACCCAGTAAATTTTGAAGATATGAATTGCATATTCAAAGCAGAAGGATGTGGAGATTTACCAGCATTAAAAACAGATAAACATATAGTTTCATGTTGGAAAATGACCGAAAAAGAGAAAAAAGAATTTATGAAAACTGGAAAGATATACTTGTCTGTAAGGGGAAATATACAGCCACCAGTTAGTTTATATGTAGATAGGCCATACATAAGACAATAAATTTATAAAAAAGTAGGTGATGATGAAGTATGTCTAAGAGAAAAGAATATTCAATATATAAGGGAGAAAAAGAAATATTTGTGGGTACTATTGAAGAAGTTATGAATCACTTTAATGTAAAAAAAGAAACTGTTTATTTTTGGGCAACACCAGCAAATAAAAAAAGAGCAGACACAGGAATTAGAACAGGAAGAAAACCTAGAAAAAAAGAGCAATCAGGTGTTAAAGTAGCTGTGAGGCTTTGGGAGGATAATGAATAATGAAATTTGAAGATATAAAAAATATGTCAAAACAAGAATTTGAACAATTTTTATTTAAGGTTCAAAGTAGCAATCAAAAGTTTTGTGTAAGATGTGGAAATTTTACATTAGATAGAATTACTATTTCTGTTGCTAAAAATGGAAACTCTCCACGAAAACTATGTAATATGTGTAAAGATTGCTATACTGATATGTTGGACTATTTAGGAGTAAGCGATATAGAGGAGTAAGAATGGGAAATTATAATAGTTGGAAAAGTGAAGATAGATATTATGATATATGCCCAATGTGCGGACAGAAATTACCACAAAGGCACATGGTTTTGTTAAAAAAAGCAGATACATACACTAATAAAAAACTTACAAGACTATGTAAAGATTGTTATTTGAAAGTTTTGGATTTCATTGGCATTAGTGATATTGAACTATACTAAGAATATAAAAAATAAGCTGTTCATTAAATTGAACAGCTTGGAAAATAAAAATACAAGAAAGGAGATTTTATGGGAAAGCCAGTGCAAAGAAGAAGATATAAAAATAAACAAAATGTTACTTGCGAACAATGTATAAACTGTATGTATATTGAGCATGGGGATATGTATTGTGATGAAAAAGAAGATATGCCACTAGTATATGACGAATTTTGCCCAACTGAAGAATATATGTGGTGTAATGGAAAAAAATTTATTGAAAGGTAGGAACACTTATGAAAATTTATGATAAAGAAATATATATGAAAACTGAAAAAATAAAAGCAACTTTAATGGTTACTTTATGTTTTGTTTTTGGATTTGTTGTTGGATGCATAGCAATAAATCAAGATTTGAAAAATGAAAATACCAGGTTAAAAGAAAAAATAAGTGAATTAGATAGAACAATAGATAGGAGACAAGCAATAATAGATGAACAGTATGTTGAATTAGATTCATTGAGGGAAACTGTATATATGTATGAATTAAATGGAAGGTAGGTGTTACAAATGATAAAGTATTTAATAATAGGGCTTTTAATAGGCTTTTTTATAGGAGATTTTATAGGTATGGCAATAATGTGTATATTGCAAGTAGCAAAGGATGGTGAGGAATAATGCCATCCTTAGAAATAAAAGGAAAGAAAGTAGGAATTATATTCGGTTTTAGGGGTAAAAATCAACTTCCATTATTTATGATTATAAAAGAGTACTTCGATGAAAATGGAGATGTCGATTTTGCAAAAGTATTATTTGAAATTGAAGGAAAAAAATGCAAAGAAGAATATAAGAAAATATTTGAAAAGGAGGAATAATATGCCAACAGAAAGTTTAAAACCAGGAAAGATATATATAAAAACAAAAGATAGTGAAAAAATACAAGAACAGATGAATTACGAATGTAAAGAAGAAAATAATGATGATTTTATAGATGCAATGAAATATACAGTAAAAGGAATAACAGAAGGAGAAGTATCTATGACACTAGAAATTCCAAAAGAAAAAGTAAGAAGAATTCTAAAATTATATGGATTAGAAACAATTACTAGAAAGAGATTTAAAAAACTATTAATGGGTTGTGGAATGCAAAGAAATGATGCTGAAATAATTACACAGGCTTTTTGCGAAGAAAAGATAAAATATACACCTTTAGCGGTACAACAAATTATTGAAACAATAAATGAAGAAGCAGAAAAAGAGGAGAACAGGTAATTATGAAATGTCCAGAAAAATATAGAGTTATACAACAAAATATAAGACAACCAATATTAGATGATGACAACATAGTTAGAGGAGAATATCACATATTAATTGAAACACAACAATTTGAAAATTGCTATAAAGAAGAATGTGCAGCATGGGACAAAGAAAAGCAAATGTGCAGGAAAGTAGGTGAATAGAGTGAAGTTATTTTATATATTTTTAGATATAGATGGTGTATTAAACAATATGAATTATTGGAATGAATGTTTTAAAAGACATCATATAAAAGGAATTATGAGTATGCATTGTTTCCCTTTTGATCCAAAATGTTTAAATAATTTGATGAAATTAAACCAGGAATTACAGAAACAAAATTATAATGTAAAGATAGTATTAAGTTCGACATGGCGATTAAATCAAGTAGATATTGAAATAGTAAATTCAAGACTTGCAGAATATGGAATGCGAATATTTGCAACAACAATAAGTTTAAGTAGTGGAAATAGAGGATTAGAAATAAAGAATTTTCTTGATAATGAAAAATATGAAAAAGCAGAAAACTTTTTAATAATAGATGATGAGATAAAAGATATTCAAGAACAGTTTGAAGAAAAATATATTATACATACAGATTTTAATACTGGATTCGATAGTAAAAAGCTACAACAAGCAATTAATAAATTAAAGGAGGTACAAAAGAATGAAATGTACTGATAAAGAATGGCAACATTGCCGAGTAGAAAAAATGGGTTGCCCTGGATGCTATTATGATGAAATAGAAGTTGGAGAATGGATACGAAATAAAGATGGTTATATAGATAAAGTTAAAAAGATTATTAACCCAGATGAATATATGGAAGAAAAATATTATTGTTGTGAAAGTACAATGGCTAGTTCATATAGAAGTCAGATAGAAAAACATTCTAAAGATAAAATAGATTTAGTAAAAAAAGGAGACTATGTAAATGGACATCTTATTGTAAAGATTAGAATAGATCCTTTCAATAACAAAAAACAATTATTTACAGAGCATTGGGATTATAACTGGCAAGGAGATGGGACATTGTTAGTATTATACGATGAAGATATAAAAAATATATTAACTCATGAGCAATACCTAGAAAATTGTTTTGAGGTGATGCAAGAATGAGAAAATTAGGAAGTCAAGAAAATCCATGCAGAAATAACTATGAAATAGATAAAATAATAAGAGGGATGTTTAATTGCAGAATATATACACTAAACACATTTGAAATATCTGACGAAAATTTACAACAAGCAAAGGCTAGAAATATTGTATTTGTAGGACTAGCTGGAGCATATTGGAAAACTCCAGCATTGCCAAAAGCACAAGCAGAAATTATAAATCCGACAAATATTGCAGAAATAAAAGTTGATAAAGATACAAAGATACCAATAGATTTAGATGAAATTAAAAAACAAATAGTAAAGCAATTTAATGTATCAGCGGGTGTATTTGAATGTGAAATATCTGCAATAACAAGACAATTTGAAATGACACAAGAGCAATACAAGAATAAATACTTAGGAAGGTGGTAAGGATGAAAGAATTTTGCAAAAAATTATGTTATCTAATAATTGTATTTTTTATAGGAAATATTTTAATAGACATATTTAATAATAATACTGCTACTAAAATGATTTATTATACAATAGGATATTGTGCTTGTATAATTTATAATTTTGAAATGATTTTTAAAGGAGAAAAATAATGGATTAAATAAAATAAAGAGATATGAGGCTATAAGAAAGTTAAGTAAAAATGGAGGTAAATTATGGATGATGTAGAAAAAATAAAAGAAATGAAAACTTGCTTTGAAAAATGTGTTGATGTTTTAGAAAAAATAATTGAGTTAATGGATAAATTAGACAAAGAAGAAGATGAAGAAAAAATGAAGCAAATTCAAAACGAAATTGAAGAAAAAACAGGAGTGTTTGTAGTCCAAATGTTGAAGATAAGTAGCTTTAAGTAAGGAGAAAAGATGAAAATTGATGTAAATGGAGAAACAGAAGATTTAAGTGCAATGTTAATTGGAGCAGAAAGATATGCACTAGGTAGAAGAACATACATAGTACAATGGACCTGTGAATTTATAAAAAATAACTTACATTTAATAACTAATAAGGACAAGCAAGTAATAATAAAAGATTTAGAAAATCCTATTAGTTATGGAGATGAATGCGATAAGGAATGCTGGATGCAGTTATTAAAAATATTAAAAATGGAGGTAAAAGAAAATGTATAGAATTAAATTTGAAAGGGATTTAAAGGAACTAGAACAATTTGGATATAAAAAAGATGCACAAGGAAATTACTCAAAAAAAGTAATGAAAGATACAAATAAAGGATGGACATATTTTGAAACTATTGAAATCAATAAAGATGACAGAACAGTAAGAACAAGATTATATCAAGATTGTGCAGATCAAGAATGGGTAGGTTATATAGAGAAAAAGGGCAGATTTATTTATGATTTAGATGAAGCGGGATTACTTGAAGAAATAAATATTGCTAAACTAAAGGAATTGAAATTTGATGATTTCTGTAAATTAAGAGAAGAAAATAAAGAATTAAAACAACAACATGAATTTGCTATTAAAACATTACAAGAGCAACATAAAGCACAATTAGAAGGACTAAAAAATACAATAGTACAAATGAGTGTAAATGTTTTTTCAAGCCAAGATTCTTTTATGACAGTGTTTAAAAATATAGATAAAAAACTAGATTTAATATTAGGAGGAAAATAAAAATGATAGAAAAAGTAAATCCGGACCATCCAGATAAAATAGCAGATAGAATTGCAGGAGCAATAGTAGATTTAGGATATAAACTACAAGAAAACCCTAAAATAGCAGTTGAAGTATTAATAGGACATGGACATTGCAAAATAATAATAGAAAGTTCTGTTAAGTATAATGAAACAGATATATTTGACATTGTATATAGAATTACTAAAACAAATAATATTGCAATAGAAATAATATTGGCAAAACAAGATGAGTATTTAGCAAATAACCAAAAAGGAAAAGTAAGATGTGGTGATAATGGAATATTTAAAGGTGTTCCACTTACTGAAGAAGAAACACAAGTAAGTTATTTAGCACATCAAATTTATAATAAGTATAATAGTGATGGTAAATACATAATAGATATGCCAAGCAATAAGACAATTATATGTCAAAGTAATGCCAAGACAGAGGAGTTAAAAGCTATATATCCAACAGCAATAATAAATCCATTAGGAGAGTGGACAGGAGGATTACATGTCGATACTGGTGCTACAAATAGAAAGTTAGGTAGTGATATGGGAAAAGGCGTTACAGGTGGAGGATTACATGGTAAAGATCTATCAAAAGCTGATGTAAGTATAAATATATATGCATTTTTGAAAGCACAAGAAACAGGAAAACCAGTAGAATTGAGTTGTGCTATTGGAGATGAAATTGTAGATGAAAAACCATATGAAGAAATAGTTGAACAAGCAAGAAAATACATTCAAGCAAAAGGCGGATTTGAAAAATTTGCAGAATGGGGTTTATTTTAAAAATAAAATAAACGGAGGTAAGTAAGATGCCAAAGAAAAAAGATAATGTGACAGAATTAAGTGAAAATCCTAAAAAAGTTGACAATGAAGAAAATCAAATAGTAACTAATCAAAAATTAGGATGGGTTCAAATATTATTATTAATAGGCAAACCTTTATGGGATGCACAGAAGAAAAAATGGAGAGTATTAAATGGTTATCAATCTGTATTAGGAAATCAAAATAATCAAATGTTCTTTGAAGTTACATTTACAGATACTCCATATTGGGAGAATTTTGTTGAAAAACAATTATATATGGACATTCCAAAAGAACAGGAGGCAAGTACAGAAGATGGAACTAAAGGAAGCAATAAAAAAGGCAAACGAGCTAAAACAGAAGATGAAAAATAAACAATATATCCAAGTAAGAAAAGATAATACAGATAGTTATGGATATATTGCAGCAATAGATACATTAGTAAGAGAATTGAAAATGTATCAAAAATAAAATAGGAAATATTGTAATACATATCAAAGATCATAGAATTATAATTTATCAAGGTTCATAGCATACAATCTACCTAAGAAGAAAGAAGGTTTTTGTATGGAAAAAATAGAAATTTCTGAGAGAGAAAGTCAATTATTAGAATTAATAGAGCAACTTGTTACTGATGGAGTTGCTAAAGGAATAAAAAAGGGGATTGAACAAGCAAAAAATGAAGAAAGATTGAAAGAAAAAATAACATATGATATCAAGATAAAAAATACAAGATTATTATTTAAAAATTATAGGAATTTTGTAAAGGCTTGTAAACAAGCAACTTTTACTGAAAAAGATTTAGAAACTGCAACAGTAGAAGAAGTGTTAGATAAATTATTCTGTCAATCTTATGATGAGGTAACCGTAGTTCAATCTATATTAGCATCTAAAAAGAGAACAGAAATTATATTAACACATATAAAAAGAATTATAAAATTTTATTTATATGAAGCGGACCAAAGTAAAAACGAAGAAAAAAAGCGAAAAGCCCATATTTTAAACGACTTATATGTTGTTGGAGAATATAAACCTAAAATAAATATTATGTCCGAAAAGTATCATATAAGTGAGAGGCAAATTAGGAGAGATGCAAATTCTGCAATTGAAGAAATTGCAGTGCTTATGTTTGGTATAGATGGTATAAGAAAAATGTGATTTTTGAATAGTAAAACTTGTCCAAAACTTGTCCTTGACATGTCATTGTCAATAATTTATAATAATAACATCAAAAAATATGTTTAAAAGAATAAATCCCCTTTTATTTTTTGAAATAATATAGATAAAACGAACTTGTAAATCGGTTTTTACAGGTTCTTTTTTTATGCAAAAGAAGGTATTGTATATGAAATATGATATGTGTATGAGAAGAGAATGTAAAAATTGCTATAAGCAAGTTGAATGTTTTAAGAAAGAAGGAAAGAATGAATCTGAAAAAATTGAAAATAGGGGATTTAAAAATGGCAACATACAATCCCAGAAAAGAACTAACAGAAAAAGACAAAGAATACCAAAAGATAAAAAATAGTATTATTGAATTTGGATATGTTACACCAATTATAGTTAATTCAGATATGACAGTAATAAGTGGGCATCAGAGACTTAAAGTCTTGAAGGATTTAAAGTATGAAGATATAGATTGTATAATAGTCAAATTTGACAAAAATAAAGAAAAATTACTAAACATAGCACTTAACAAAATATCTGGAGAATGGGATTATCGAAAATTAGAAAGCATATTTAATGAATTAGAAAATAGTAATGTCGATTTATCATTAACAGGATTTGATGATAAGGAAATAGAAAAATTTGTAAAAGAAACGGAAGAATTAATTTCAAAAAATGAAGAGGTTAATATACTGGATTTTAGTGATGAAAAGTTTAAATGCCAATGTCCTAAATGTGGATTCATGTTTGATGTGAACAAGTGAGGTGATAAAAATGGCAGAGTATGAGTGGTATTTAAGTGATTTAAATAAAGTAAAAAAGAATGATTATAAAGTTTTTTCTTGTTTTTCCTGTGGTGGAGGATCAAGTCTAGGGTATAAATTAGCTGGATTTAATGTTATAGGAAACTGTGAGATTGATAAAAGAATAAATAATATATATGTGAAAAATAATCATCCAAAATATAATTATTGTATGGGAATACAAGAAATGAATAAGTTAAAAGAATTTCCAGAAGAATTATATCATTTAGATATATTAGATGGTAGTCCTCCTTGTAGTACATTTTCAATGGCAGGACAAAGAGAGGAAAATTGGGGAAAAAATAAAAAATTTAGAGAAGGGCAAGCAAGTCAAATACTAGATGATTTATTTTTTGAATTTATAGATTTAGCAGCAATACTAAAGCCAAAAATTGTAATAGCAGAAAATGTAAAAGGTCTTATAATGGGTAATGCTAAAGGATATGTAAATTTAATAGTAAAGAAGTTTAATGAAATTGGTTATAAAGTACAATTATTTTTATTGAATGCTGCAACAATGGGAGTTCCACAAAAAAGAGAAAGAGTATTTTTTGTTGCTACTAGAAAAGATATTCAATTTCCTAATTTAGTATTAAATTTTAATGAAACTCCTATAAAATATGGAAAAATAAAAGATAGCAAATACAAACCTTTGGGAAAAGATACAATGATATACCATAGATGGAAAAAAAGAGTAAAAAGCGACTCAAATTTAGGTGATACAGTAAAAAGAACAGAAAATGGAAAAATAAGCAGTTTTAATACACAATATCTAAAAGATGATAGAGTTCCAAACACAATAGCAGCAGGAGGAAGTTTACCTGTTAGGTTTGATGTTCCTGGATATGCAACAGAAAGAGATATTAAGATCATTCAAACTTTTCCACAAGATTATGACTTTTTGGGATCCAACGTACAATATATTTGTGGAATGAGTGTTCCACCAATCATGATGAAAAAAATATCAGAACAAGTAAAAATACAGTTATTAGATAAATTGTTAAAGTAAGGTAGGTGGGTGATATGATGTGATAGAAGATAGTAACAAAATTTCTAAAATAAAGAAAGACTATATGTCTGGAAAAACCTACAAACAAATTGCTGAGAAACATGGTGTCACTTATAATGAAGTTCTTTATTTAGTAAAAAAGAAACAATGGAAAAGAGACAGCAATCTAAGTAAAGTAAAGAAAGGAAATCAAAATGCAAAAGGAAACAAAGGAGGTCCTGGAGCAGAAAAAGGAAATACAAGAGCACTAAAAACTGGCGAATATGAAACTATATATGATGATTTATTAACAGATGAAGAAAAAGCAATTATGAAACAACAAGAATTATATGATAAAAAGTATCAAATAATGTCTGAAATAAAAATATTATCAATTAGAGAAAGAAGAATATTGGAAAAAATAAAAATAATGCAAGATGGAAAAGAAATGAGCATTGTGAGAATGTCAAAAAGTTCATCTAATAATGTCACATATAGGGAGAATGGAACATTAACAACTACTGAAGCAGAAAGTACCATAAATATAATACAAAGACTAGAAGAAGCATTGACAAGAGTACAAGAGGCAAAAAGAAGATATCTAGATAGTTATCATAAAATAGAAAATGATGATAGAAAACTTGAATTAGAATTAATTAGATTAGAAAGAGAAATTGCAAAAGAAGGAACGAATGATCCAGAAAATATGAAGGATGATAGTTTCATAAAGGCACTTGATGATAGTGTAGAAAGTACATGGGATGATTATTATGATGAAGAACAAGAATCAAAACAAGAGTGAGTTAACTCTTGATGAAAGAATTTCTAATCTAAAAAAACAAGTAATGCAAAATGCGATAATGCTAAGAAAGAAAATAAAAAATGGTACTGTATTCAAATTTAAAAAGTTTAGTAAAAAGCAAAAGAAAGTATTAACTTGGTGGAATGATAAAAGCCCAACTAAAGATAAAAACGGAATAATTGCTGATGGTAGTATTAGAGCAGGTAAAACATTATCAATGTCATTATCATATGTATTATGGGCAATGACAAAATTTAATGGTCAAAATTTTATTATGGCAGGTAAAACAGTAGGAGCATTTAGAAGAAATGTTTTATTTTGGCTAAAGTTAATGTTAAGAGTTCAAGGCTATCACATAAAAGATAGAAGATCAGACAATTTAGTAGAAATATCAAAAGGCGAAATAATTAACTACTTTTATATTTTTGGTGGTAAAGATGAACGAAGTCAAGATTTAGTACAACGGAATTACTGCTGCAGGTGTATTTTTAGATGAAGTTGCATTGATGCCAGAGTCATTTGTAAACCAGGCATTAGCAAGATGTTCTGTAAAAGGTTCTAAATACTGGTTTAACTGTAACCCAGAAGGACCAAATCACTGGTTTAAAGTAAACTGGATTGACAAAGCAAAAGAAAAAGGAATAATATATTTACATTTTACAATGGATGATAATTTAAGTTTATCTGAAGAAGTAAAAGATAGATATAAGAAAATGTTTATAGGTGTATTCTATCAAAGATTTATATTAGGATTATGGGTACTTGCTGAAGGAATTATATATCCTAATTTTGATAAATCAAAACATTGTGTTAAAGCAAGAGATATTCCAAATAAATTTGATTATTTTTATGTAACATCTGATTATGGAATTACAAATCCACAGGTGTTTTTATTATGTGGAATAAAATACATAGATGGAAAACCACATGTATGGATATTGGATGAATATTACAACAAAGGTGTAAAAAAGAATAAGAATGGTCAAGAAGAAAAAATTACAAAAACAGATGATATGTTTCTTAAAGATTATAAAAAATTAATAAAAGATATAGATGTTAGAAAGGTTATTATAGACCCTAGTGCAACATCTTTAATTAATTTATTCAAGCAAAACAAGATAACTGTAAAAGAAGCAGATAACGCAGTAATAGATGGTATTAATTTAGTGCTAAATTGGTTAGATGAAGAACGAATCCACATAGTAGAAGAAAAATGTAAAAATATTATTAAAGAATTCAATTCATATATATGGGATGAAAAAGCACAAGAAAAGGGAGAGGACAAACCTATAAAACAAAATGACCATGCACTCGATGCATTAAGATACTTATTACAAACACTATTCCCTAACAAGAAGAGGGGAGCATATTTCGTATAATAAGGAGAGATTTAAGATGATAACAGAAATGGATAAAATAAAAATGATAATTACTGAAGGTGCCAAGAAAGGTATGGAATTATCAAAATTTATTGATTTACAAATAAATGATTTTAAACAATCAGATGTGTATAAAGAAATGCTAGAAGGTAGCAAATATTTCAAAAATGAAGGGGATATTAAAGATAAGCAAAGAACTTATATAAATAAAGATGGTGTAGAAGAAATTGCGCCTCATGCTAAAAATTACATATTGAAACATCCAATACTATATAAAATGATAAATCAAAAAGCAGGATACTTATTAAGGAAAAAACCAAACATAAAGCAAGTAATAGCAAAAGATGAAAAAGAAGATGAAGATTACAAAGAAATTTTAAAATCATTATTTAATAATAAAATGCATAAAAGATTAAAATATACATTAATAGAAGCGGTAAAAAGAGGAATAAGCTGGTGGCAAATATATATTGATAAAGATGGAGATTTAAAAGCAAGATTAAGATATGCAACAAGGATAATTCCATTATGGCAGGATGAAGAACATGAAATACTAGATGCAATAATTATGACTTATGATGTTGAAGTATATACAAGTGAAACTGAAAGAGAAAAGAAAACAAAAGTAGAATATTGGGATTTAGATGGTGTTAGATATCTTATCTATGATGGAGGAACATTAATAGAAGATGTTGAAGAAGTAGAAAAAAGAAAGGATTTAGTAATTGGAAAAGATATATATGGAATAAGCATTTTAGCACATTTTAAAATAGGAGATACACTTCATAAGTGGACCAAAATACCATTTATTTATTTTAAATATAATGGTGATGAAATGCCATTAATTCATTTACTAAAATCTCTTATTGATTGTTACGATGAATTATGTTCTAGAACAGGAGATGCTATTTATGATGCACCAGATGGAGTAAATGTTGTTAAGAATTATCAAGCAGAAGCAGGAACATTCCAAAAAAATCTTACAACATTTAATACCATATTTCTAGATGAAGATGGCGATTACGATAGAAAAGATATAAACCTAAATATAGAAGCATTTAAAAGTTTTATAGAGCAATTAAGAAAAGATATTTACGAAGGTGGTTCTGGAGTTGATACACAAAGCGAAAAATTTGGAACACAAGAGTCAGGAGTTGCACTAAAACAATTATATGCAGATTTGGATCTTGACTGCTCAAATATAGAAACAGAATTCAAAAGTAGTTTAGAATATTTTATGTTCTTCTATAATAACTGGGTAGAAATGACAACTGGAAAAGATTACACTGATAAAGAAGTTGAGTTTGTATTTAATAAAACTATGACTGTAAATGAAAAAGAATTAATTGAAAATTGTGTAAACAGTATGGGAATAATAAGTAAATATACAATTAGATCAAGACATCCATATGTTAACGATGTAGAAGATGAAGAAGAAAAAATGGAAACTGAAGAAAAAGAAGAAGCTAAAAAACAAGAATCAGAATATGATAAGATGATAAAAGAATTAAATAGCAATAAATCAACTAGCAATAAAGATGGTGCAAAAGTTGGTGATAGGTAATGGGAAGAAATGCAGAATATTGGACAAAAAGATTTGAAGAACTTGAAAAAGCACAATTATTAAATGAGACAAAATACATTACAGAGTTACAAGAAGCATATGAAAGAACATTAAGTTCGGTAAAAAAAGAAATAAATAATTGGTTAGTAAGATTTGCAGTTAATAATCAAATAAGTTTAAAAGAAGCAAAAAAATGGCTAAATATACAAGAATTAAAAGAATTAAAATGGGACATTAATGAATATATAAAGTATGGACAAGAAAATGGAATAGATCTAATTTGGAAAAAACAATTGGAAAATGCAAGTTCAAAAATACATATTTCTAGATTAGAAGCATTAGAATTACAAATACAACAACAAGTTGAAAAGTTGTATTATGATGAAAACAATAGTACAAATGATTTTATACTAGAAACATATAGAGATAATTACTATAAAACAGCCTATGAACTACAAAAGGGTTCAAATGTAGCATTTAAATTTGCAACATTAAATTTAGATATAATTCAAAGTATAATATCTAAACCATGGACTACAGATGAACAAACATTTTCTGATAGAATTTGGAAAAATAAAAAAGCACTAATTAAAACATTACAAACAGATTTGACACAATCAATAATTTTGGGAAATCCACCAGATAAAGTAATAGATAAAATCTCAAAGGATTTTAATGTTAGTAAGAATAAGGCTGGAACACTGGTAATGACAGAATCTGCTTTTTTCTCAAGTGCATCAAGGCAAAAATGTTTTAATGAGTTAGGGGTACAAAAGTATATAAACATAGCAACATTAGATTCAAGAACATCAGATATATGTAGAGAAATAGATGGCACAGTATATGAAATGAAAGATATGAAAATAGGAATTACGGCCCCACCGTTTCATGTAAGATGTAGAACAACAACGGCACCATACTTCGAAGATGAATTTGAATTTGGAGAAAGGGCAGCAAGAAATACTGATGGAAAAACCTATTATGTTCCAAGAAATATTACTTATAAGGAATGGCTAGAAAAATATGTTTATTCAGATCCGGCTACAAAGAAAGCATTTGAAACAGATATAAAAATGAATAAAAATAAATCATCGGATTATGAGCAATATAATAGATACAAGGATATTTTAGGTGATGAAATGCCTAAAACATTTGATAAATTTCAAGAAATGAAGTATAATAACATTGATGAGTGGAAGAATTTAAAAGCACAATACTCTGATGCGTTGGGAATAACAACTGAAGAAAGAGCAAAAAAATATATTGATAATGTAAATAAGACCATAAATCAGGGAAAGCAAGATAAACATATAATTGGAAGTAATAATTATATAGACGGAAAAAGCTATTTAACTATTTCAAAAGAAAAAGCACAAGAGCTAATAAATCAATACGCAGGAAAGGGACAATTAGAATTTAGCGACAGTGGTAAGTGGAACAAAAAAGAAATAATAACAGTAAAAGAAACAATCGGAGTTGTAAAAAATAAAAATAATGAGATAAAGACAAATAGCTTCAAAATACATTATAGTAAAACTGGAACGCATATTGTTCCTTATAGGAAAGGTGGAAACTAAAATGAAAGGAAAAAATTTAGAGGAATTATTAAATAAAAAAGTTAATATAGAATCATTTAGTGGTAAAAAGTATGAAGGAATAATAGTTGGTTATGTACCAGCACAAGATAATGATCCAGAAATTGAAGAAATAAGTATAAAAAATGATGCAGACAATAAAGTATATTCATTATTTGAAAACGAAGTGAAAATCATAAAAATACTTGAAAAATAGCCAAAAAACGACACATGAAAATGGAATATAAGGCTATTTAAATTTAAAGGCATATAGTTTTATATGTCTTTTTTTGGTGTCTATAAATAGCGGTGGATTAAATGGATTCTTAAACAGCCAATAAGAAGTTATAAATGTAGGTATGTTATTTAACATACTTATTTTTATATATTACGATTTTGTAAGTTGTTCGAAAACAACACCAGGTCGGAGGCGTTGCTCCGTATAAAAACACGAAAGCCTGAACGAAAGGAGAACTCATGAAAAGAGAAGAACTAAAAGCAATGGGATTAACAGATGAACAAGTAGAATCTGTTATGGCCAAAAATGGTGCAGAGGTTGCTGCATTAAATACTCAGATTACAACCTTACAATCTGAAAAATCACAATTAGAGAATGACAAAAAAGTTATTACAAAAGAAAAAGAGGACAAAGAAAAAGCAATTGCTGATTTACAAAAGAATAGTATTTCAAAAGATGAATACGACAAAAAAATTAAAGAAATAGAGGATAATGCTAAAAAAGAAAATGAAGATTATATTTATAATGATTTACTAAATAAGGGTCTAGATGATGCAAAAGTATTAAAAGACAAATTTACAAGAGAAGCAGTAATTTCATTAATAAATAAAGATAAAGACAAAACCAAAATTTCTGATGATAAAAAGTCATTAGTAGGATTAAAAGAATTAATTGAAGGTTACAAAAAAGAAGCACCTCATTTCTTTGAAAAGAAAAAAGCATCTGGTTATGAGCCAGTTGATCCAGATGGAAACAAAGGAGATGAAGGAGACGATATTAGTATGGCAGCTAATTTCGCCAAAGAGGCTAATAAGAGTGAAAGTCAAGAAACAAAAAGCCAATTTTTTAATTAAATTTTAGGAGGTAAAAATTATGTACGTAGAAAAAGAAAGTGTAAAAGAAAAAAATTTCTTAGCTTCAGCTAAGTTCCAAAATTTTACTTATCAAGTAGATGATACAGATATCACTGCTGATGAGAAAGGTAGAAAAATAGTTCAAGCAGGAACAGTTTTTTATAAAACTGAAACAAAGACAACAGGAGAAGGAGAAAAAGCGACAACAACTACAACAAAGACTGCAATAGGATTAATATTTGCAGATGTTGATGTAACTCACGGACCACAACCAGCAGCAGTAATGGTAGAAGGATATGTATTAGAATCAAGATTACCAAAAACAGTTAGTGCAGCTGATAAAGCTACAATGACAGGAATTAAATTTAGATAAAAAAGATAGATAGCAAAAAATTGTGCTATCTATTTTTAATTAAAAATAAAAAAGGAGAGTGTATTAATTATGCCAAAAAGTGTATTAGAATTATTTAATCAAAAAGAAGTTTTAAATTATTTAAAAGAAAGAAAATTCCCAGCAATGATGGGTGAGGAATTATTCCCAGAAGTTAAAAAACAAAGTCTTGAGTTTGAAATGCTAACAAATGCTAGCAAGACACCAGTAATTGCTTCTGTTCATGGATTTGATACAGAATCAGAAATTGGACAAAGAGAAGCAGAGAAAAAAGCTATTGAATTAGCTTTAATTAAAAGAAAAATGCAATTAAAAGAAAAAGAAATTATTGCATTAGAGAGTCCAAGAAATGATGCTGAAAGACAATCATTAATGAAAGATGTCTATAATGATTTTGATAATCTAGTTGAATCAGTAAGAGCTAGAGTAGAAAAAATGAGAATGGATGTTATTGCAAATGGTGTTATAACATTAGATGAAAATGGATTATCTGCATCAATAGATTATGGTGTTCCAACTGAAAACAAAGTAACAAATGTTGACTGGTCATCAGCTACAGCTAATCCAATTAATGATATGATTGCATGGGCTAATAGATTAGATCAAATGCCAGGAAGAGTAATCACATCTAATACTATTCTTGCAAAAATATTATCAAATAAAAATGTAACAAATGCTTTATTTGGTAAAGATACAACAAGATTAGCAAGTGTTGGAGAATTAAATACTTATTTAGAATCTTTAGGATTACCAAAGATTTATACTTATGATAAAAAATATAGAAAATTAGAGGCTAATGGAACATATACAAAACATAGATACTTCCCAGAAGATAAATTTGTTATGCTTCCTAGTGAAACATTAGGGGAAACTGTCTATGGACCAACTGCAGAAGAAATCAGATTACAAAGAGATCCTTCTGTAGATGTAAGAACAGTAGGAAAAATATTTGCTTGTATGTATGAAGAAGGAAAGGATCCAGTTTCTACATGGGAAAAAGCAGTTGCAACAGCATTACCTGCATTAAGTTGTGCTGAAGATATATTCCAAGCAAAAATAACTATTGGGTAAGGGTAATTCCTTACTCAATTTTAATTAATTAGGAGGTAACCAAAAATGATTAAAGTTAGAGTAAAAGGCGAAGGTGTAAAACTTGCAAATAAATGGTGTTTCATTAATGAAGAGGCAACTATCGATTTAGAGGAATACGAGAGAAACAAAGAATATGTTGATATCATTGAAGAAATAGAAGAACCAAAAACAGATTCAGAAGTTTCAACATCTAATGAAGAAGCAAGTACAGGAGAAAGCCAAAATCCAGAAGGAGAACAAGAAATTTTAAATAATGATGGTAGCGACACAAATGTCGGTAGCATTGAGGGAGAAAATAATCCAGAAGGAGACAATGGAGAAAACAATGAAAGCGAAGATGAAGAATTAGATGCACTAAAAGAAAGAGCAAAAGAATTAGGAATAAAAAATACTCACAATATGAAAAAAGAAACACTAATTGCTAAAATTCAAGAAACAGAAGAAGCAAGTACAGGAGAAAGCCAAAATCCAGAAGGAGAGTAGGTGATTAAATATGTTAGAAGAAATATATAATAAAACTAATATAGATATGACAGCATTTATAAAAAGACTAGAAATAGAATTATCTATTAATGGAATAAAAGATGAAGAAAAAAAGAAAATAGCAAGTGCACAATTAGTATGTTCTATTTATGATACTATGATTATTATTTTAGGAAAAACCCATCAAGAGAAGATATTAAATGAATTATATACAACATGGCTTAGAATGACTAAAGATTATTGGTATTTAAATAAATATGATAAGTTATTTGTAAAAAATATTGATATAAACTCTGATGAAAATTCTAATTTAAAAATAAAGAGCATTCAAGTAGGAGATACTACAACAACATTTGCTGATACATCCTCACAAATTGAAATAAACGGAACAACATATAATACTGGTACAGTTGACTTTGATGAAGATATTTTAGTAGAGAAATATAAAAAGGCTTTATATGAAAATCGAAGGATGAGGTGGTAATATGAACCCATATATAATAGCTGCTAGAAAAGCAATTGAAAGTCAATATGATGCCAAATGTGATGTAATCGAAAAAAGACCAAAAGAAATAAATAATATAACAAAAACTATAGAAGAAAAAGTATTAATAGATAAAGATTGTAGAGTTTCTTTTGAAGATATATATGTAAATACAGAAACTGATACTGAATCAAAGAAAATACAAAAAATAAAACTATTCATTGCACCAGAATTAAACATAAAATCAGGAAGCAAAATAGCAGTAACTCGAAAAGGTAGAACCACAGAATATAAAAATAGTGGAGAACCAGCAATCTATGACACTCATCAAGAAATAATGCTAGAATTATGGAAAGGATGGGCATAAATGGCGAAATGGGGAGAATGTGATTTTAGTGAATTAGAAGAACTAGAAAGAAAATTTGAAAAGTTAGCCAAGACTGATATAGAAAAATTTTGTCAAGAGGTGGCAAGAGAACTTGCTGCTAGGCTATTATCAAAAGTAATTCCAAGAACTCCAGTAGGAGAGGGAACATTTGAAACAATAGAAGGCAAAAGATACACAATAAAAAGTGGAGGAACATTAAGAAGAGGATGGACAGCAAATACAGAGTCAGAAGCAGAAGGTGGAAGTGTACCAGATGCAACTGCATATGCTAATTCATTACGAATCCTTAAATTTGGTAATAACTATATTGTAGTAGTAGAAAACCCAGTAAAATATGCCTCATATGTAGAATATGGACATAGGCAAGAACCAGGTAGGTATGTACCTGCATTAGGAAAGAGATTAAAAGCAAGTTGGGTTGAGGGAAAATACATGTTAACTATATCAGAGAAAGAACTTGAATCACAACTTCCAGCTCTACTAGAAAGAAAAATGAAAAATTATATTGAGGAGTGTTTTAATAATGGTTAAAAATGTAGTAAATGAAATAGTGCTTGGTATTGCAGCAAAAGTAAAAGCAATATATAAAGATAAAGGAGATTATCCTATTTATACTGATAATGAGGAACAGGGATTAGAAAAGCCTTGTTTTTTTATTAAAGTATTAAATGGAGAGGAAAGTCGAGAAATTGGACTTGTAAGTAAATTCTACAAAGATTTATTAAATATAGTAATAATAGGATATACATTAGATGGAAATACCGAAATATTAAATGATATGATAGATAATTTATATGGATTAGAATATATAGAATTATCAGATAAAAGTTTAATAAGGGCTATAAAATTACATCCAAAAGTTGAAGATGGAATTTTACATTTTCTTATAGATTATAGCCTATTTATAAAAAAAGATAATAATGAAACAACAAAAATGGATGATTATAATTTAAATGGGGAGGTAAAAGAAAATGAAGGAAACTAAAAAGAAATTGGTAAATGAAGAAAAATACACAAAAAGTCAAATAGTTAATTCAAAAATCTATATTAGTAATAGAGATTTATTAAATGCAGTTTTAAAAGAAAATAAGAAATATACTAAAATAGAAATCGATGAAATAATAAAAAATTATATGAAAGGAAAGGTGAACTAGTTATGCTAGGAGGAGGAAATTTTATAAGTCAAAATAAAAAGTTACCAGGTACTTATATTAACTTTGCATCAGCACAAGCCACATCTTCTAAAATAGGAGAAAGAGGAATTGCTGCAATGGCAATAGAAATGGACTGGGGACAAGATGAAAGCATTATTGAAGTTACATCAGAGAATTTTACAAAAAATTCATTAAAAATATTTGGTTATGATTATTCAAATGAAAAATTAAAAGGAATAAGAGATTTATTTAAAAATATCAAAAAAGCATATTTTTATAGATTAAATTCTGGAAACAAGGCTACAAATGACCTTGCAACAGCAAAATGTAGTGGTGTTAGAGGTAATGACATAAAAATAGTTATAGCAAAAAATATTGATGAAGATAGTAAATATGATGTAAGTACATATTTAGGAACAAAAGAAGTAGATGTTCAAACAGTTAAAACAGTAAATGAACTAGTAGATAATGACTATGTTACATTTAAAATGCAAACTCTTGCTGTAACAGCAGGAAAAGCTTTAAGTGGAGGAACAAATGGTGATGTAAGTGGAGAAGCACATCAAAAATTTTTAGATAAGTTAGAATCATATGAAATAAATGCCGTTGGATGTACTGCTAAAGATGAATCAACTTCTAATTTATATGTTCAATATGCTAAAAGAATGAGAGATGAACAAGGAATTAAATTTCAAGCAGTTGTATATAACAATTCAGCAAATTATGAGGGTGTTGTAAATGTTAAGAATACAACTGTTGAAGATGATTCAGCACTTGTTTATTGGGTTACAGGAGTAATTGCTGGTTGTGAAATAAATAGATCAAATACAAATAAAACATATGATGGAGAATATACAGTAAATGCTGATTATACACAAGCACAATTAGAAAATTCAATAGATAATGGAGAATTTATACTTCATAAAGTTGGATATGAAGTTAGAGTGTTGGTAGATATAAATAGTTTAGTAGATATTACAAGTGAAAAAGGCGAAGAATTTAAATCTAATCAAACAATAAGAGTTCTAGATCAAATTGCTTCTGATGTAGCAAGTGTATTTAATTCTAAATATCTTGGAAAAATAGCAAACAATGAAGCCGGAAGAACATCACTTTGGGCTGATATAGTTGCTTTATTCAAAGATTATCAAACTTTACAAGCAATTGAAAATTTTGAAGATGAAGATATTAAAGTTGCAATTGGAAATGATAAAAAATCAGTAACAATTGAAACAAGTGTACAAGTAATAAATGCAATGGAAAAATTATATATGACCGTTGTTGTAGAATAAAAGAGAGCTTTTTAAGTTCTCTAATTTTTTTATAAGGAGGAATTTTAAATGGCAAATATTACAATGAATGCAAAAGATGCCGTTAGTGCAAAATTAGCAGAATGCTATGTTACTATTGAAGGCAGAAGATATTTACTAATGCAAGGTAAGGATTTTGAAGCAAAATTTGAAAAAACAAAGAAAGAAATAAATGTGTTAGGAAAGACTGGTTCTGGTAATAAATCAACAGGATGGAAAGGAACTGGAAAAATAACAATATATAAAAATACATCAATATTTGATGAACTAATGGAAAGATACAAAAATACAGGAGAAGATATATACTTTGATATACAAGTATCAAATAGTGATCCTACATCAGCAGCAGGAGTTTGCACAATGGTATTTTCAGGATGTAATGTAGATGGTGGAGTGTTAGCTTCATTTGATGTAGATGGTGATTTCCTAGAACAAGAAATTGACTTTACATTTGAAGATTTTTCAAATCCAACAAAATTTACACAATTAGCAGGTATGCAATAAAAATAAAATAAAAAAATAGTTAATGAAAGGAAAGATAAGATATGAGTTTAGAAAGTTTTATGTTGAAAGATGAAGTAAAAGAAGTTGAATATGTTGCTTCTAATAGATTTGTAGATAAAGAAGGAAAAGTAGAAAAATGGAAACTAAAAACCATTACTGCAGATGAAAACGATGCAATAAGAAAACAATGCTATAAACAAGTTCAAGTAGGAAAAAGAATGAAACAAGAATTTGATACTGTAAAATATTTAGAATTATTAGCTGATAAATGTGTTGTTTATCCGGATTTGCATAATGTTGAATTACAAGATTTCTATAATGAAATGGATTCAATAAAATTGTTGAAAAAACATTTATTAAACCCAGGAGAATATGATGATTTAATGCAAGAAATACAAGAAATAAATGGATATAGTTTAGATGATGCGGTTGAAGAAGCAAAAAACTAATTAAGGAAGGCGAAAGTGATGCTGTATATGCACATTTTTGCCTTCAAAAACTTCATAAATTTCCGCATGAATTTCTAAATCTTCCGTTTAAAGAAAAGGCTTTTGTTATTGCATCTGTTCAAATAAGAGCAGAAAATGAAAAAGAAGAAGCCAATAAAATTAAAAAGAAATAATCTTATTTTTCTAAAAGGAGGAAAATATGGCTACTATAAAAAGTTCAATAGTGGTACAAGATATGGCTTCCTCTGTATTTGCAAAAATACATTCTAATGTAAGTAAAACAACAGCAGGATTTAAAAACTTGAATAGTGAAATGTCAAACGCTCCAACAAAAGCAATAAATAATGCTGAAAGGTTAAATGCATCGGCAGTAAAAACTGAATTAGCATATCAAGCAGAGTTACAGGTTCTGAGACAAGTTGAATCTGAAGCTAAAAAGATTATTGCAGCAGAAGGAACACAAAGTGCAAAAGCACAAGATTTAATTTCTAGTGTGGTTGAACAGAGAAGATTAGTAGAAGGTTTAAAGAAAGATTATGATAATGTTTCTAGTAGTATTAAAAATTCTCAAAATAGTCAAGAAAGCTTTAATAATAGTGTGAAAAGGACACAGGCAAACCAAGAGAGACTAAACAATAGTATAAAAAATTCACAAGAAAATCAAGATAAATTTAGTAATAGTATAAATACATCATATAGTAATGGAAATAAACTTCTTTCTACTATAAAAAAGGTTGCATTAGCAGTTGGTGGTATATCTGCAATAAAAGGATTGTTTAATTTGTCAGATGAAATGACAAATAATAAAGCAAGATTAAATTTGATTGTAGATGATGGTGGTAGTGTAGAAGCATTACAAAATAAAATTTTCGTATCTGCAATGAATGCTAGGGCTTCATATCAGACTACTACAGATATTATTACAAAACTAGGTTTACAGGCAAGCAAGGCATTTAAAGGAAATGATGAATTAATTGCGTTTGCGGAACAATTAAATAAAACATTTGCAATATCCGGAACTGAAGCAACAGGAATAGAATCTACAATGTATAACCTAACACAAGCATTATCAACAGGTGTACTTAGAGGGCAAGATTTAAATGCGGTATTTTCAAATGCTCCGCAAATAGTTCAAAATATTGCAGATTATTTAAATGTTCCAATTGGTAAGATTCGTGATATGGCAGCGGATGGAAAGATTAGTGCACAAATTGTTAAAAACGCAATGCTAAAAGCGGCAGATGAAACAAATGCAAAATTTAATAAGATGCCAATGACTTGGAATCAAGTATTTACCAAAATGAAGAATATTGCAATAAAAGCACTAGATCCTGTTCTTAATAAAATAAATGCATTAGCAAATAATCAACAAGTGCAAGAAATGTTTAATATGTTTATAGATGGTGCCAGTTTAGCAGCACAGGCAATTTTAAGCTTAATAGAAGGTATATCATGGCTGTTAAGTGTATTAGAACCTGTAGCACCAGTTATACTTGGATTAGTAGGAGCCTATGTTGGATTTAATATAGTTTCAATGATTGCAAGTGGACTTTTAGGTATGTTGTCAATAGCACATGGAATTGCAGGAGCGGCAGAAATGTTACATTCTGGACAAACTATGGCAGCAACTGCAGCACAATGGGGATTAAATTCTGCATTGTTAGCGTGTCCAATTACTTGGATTGTGATTTTGATAATGGCCTTAATTGTTGCACTAACATATTTGTGGTTTACTAATGACAAGGTGGCTTATGGAATTCTTTATGTTTGGGATGCATTGAAATTAGGAATAATGGTTGCTGGACTTGGAATTCAAGGTGTATTTTATGCAATAGTTTTAGGTGCTATGGCATTATGGTTAGGAATTCAAACTTGTGTACTTGGAGCAATGGGTGCTTGGTATGCATTTCAAACAGGAGTCGAGGCTGTTTGTTTGGGAGTTTTAAGTATTTTCCAAGGCTTATATAATGGAGTTGTTTGGTTGGTAAACCGGAATAATTCAAGCGTTGAACAAAATACCAGGAGTGCAAATAGATACCGTTGAAGCAGCACACTTTGCTGATGACTTTGCAAGTAAAATGACAAATAATATCATAGATAGAAATGCAAAATTACAAGAAATGGCTAGTCAAATGGATGGAACTGTCGACAAGATAAACCAATTAAAAGGTGAATTTGGAACGAAACTTAATGCATCAGCAACCAATATACAAAATACGGCAATAGATATGAATAATACTCGACAAGACAGAGTAGATCATAGAAATGACTGGATAAATGGTGCTGGAAATGCTATAAAAAATGTGTTAAACGATAAGAGTTTCACAATAGATCCATCACAGTTTGGAAATACACTAGGAGATATTGCTGGAAATACAAAGGACACAGCCAATAACACTAAACAAATAACAGATGAAGATTTAAAATATTTAATAGATATAGCAGAAAGAGATACTATAAAGAGATTTACAACCGTTCCATTAACTATAAATATGACTAACAATAATAATATTGATAGTGAAACAGACATTGATGGGATAGTTGATTCTTTAACAAAAAGGTTAGAGGAAGAATTAGAATATATTTCAGATGGAGTACATGAATAGGAGGGATTTTTATGGCATATTATTTTTATTTAGGCAATGTACTTCTTCCCATTCCTCCTAGCAAACTTGAACTAAAAATAAGTAATAATAATAAGACATATAATTTGATAAATTATTCACAAATAAATGTTTTGAAAAACCCAGGATTGTCAAGTTTGGAATTTGAAGTTGTACTACCTAATACAATATCCTTTTGCAATGTATAAAAACAATTTTCAAAATGCCAAATATTATTTAGGTGTATTAGAGAATTTAAAAGTCAATAGATCTGCTTTTCAGTTTATAGTTGTTAGAAAATTTCCAAATGGTAAAGACATTTTTAATACTAATATTAAAGTGGCGTTGGAAGAATACACTATAACTGATACAACAGAAGAAGGTTTTGATACAAAAGTAAAAATAAAACTAAAACAATATAAAGAATATTCGACAAAAAAGGTACAAGTAACAATAAAACAATATAGACCACCAGCAGTTACAAGAACAGTTACAACTAATAATACTGCAGTAGCAAAACCAAGTGGACAAAATTATACAGTAAAAAGAGGAGATTGTTTATGGAATATAGCAAAGAGATTTTATGGAAATGGTGCTAAATATACAACTATTTATAATGCTAATAGAAGTAAAATAAGAAATCCAAATTTGATATATCCAGGTCAAGTTCTATGGATACCATCATAGGAGGGAAGAAAATGAACCAACAATTATTAATTCAAAATGGAAATACTGTATATGAACCAGTAGTTCAAGATGAAATAACTTGGACTACTGAAAGAAAAGGTGCTGCTGGAAAATTAGAATTTAAAGTTGTTAAAGATGATATAATTAACTTTGAAGAAGGAAATCCAGTAGCATTTAAAGTTGATAATACAAATTTATTTTATGGTTTTGTGTTTAGAAAAAAACGTGATAAGGAACAAATAATAACAACAACAGCATACGATCAGCTTCGATATTTAAAAAATAAAGATACTAGAGTATATGTAAATAAAAGAGCAGATGAAGTGGTACGCTCTATTGCTAGTGATTTTCAATTAAATTGCCGGAATGCTTGAAAATACAGGATATGTGATAGCAAAAAAGACTGAAAGTAATCAGTCTTTATTTGATATTATATTAAATGCACTAGATGAAACAATAAGGAATAGAAAAGAAATGTATGTTCTGTATGATGATTTTGGAAAATTGTGTTTGAAAAACCTAGAAAGAATGAAAGTAGGATTAGTGATAGATGAAGAAACTGGAGAAAATTTTGATTATGAAAGTTCCATAGATTCAGATACATATAATCAAATAAAGCTTACATACGATAACTCTGACACAGGAAAAAGAGAAGTATATATGGCGAAAGATTCAAGTAACATTGAAAAGTGGGGAGTATTACAATATTTTGACACAATAGATGAAAAAACTAATGGAGCAGTTAAAGCAAGAGCACTACTAGATTTATATAATCAAAAAACACGAAGCCTAGAAATAAAAAACGCATTAGGAGATATTAGGGTTAGAGGTGGTTCACTTATAATAGTAAATCTAAATTTGGGTGATGTTAAGCTTCAAAACTTTATGTTAGTAGAAAAAGCAAAACATACTTTTAAAAATGGAGAACATTTTATGGATTTAACATTAAGGGGCCAAAACTTTATATCTCAATAGGGGGAAATATGAGTAGTTCATTGGGAGAAGTAATAAAAAAGATGGCAGTAGGAGCAAATGATGCAAATGCTCCTACTTCTGTTTTATTTGGAACTGTAACAAGTGTTAAACCACTTGAAATAACAGTTGAACAAAAATTAAAACTAACAGAAGAATTTTTAGTGCTGACTAAAAATGTTAAAGATTATACAGTAAATGTGACTATGGACTGGAATACAGAAACTACATCTTTAAATGCTAATCATAGCCATTCTACAGAGGTTAATTCAAATATAAGTGTTTCATCTGATATATCTCCAAATGATAATAATCAGAAAATAACTAATAATGTAACAGGAGAGGTAAGTGTATCAGTAGAACAAAAAAATATAAATTTAACACATAAGCATAGCATAAAAGGAACTAAAAGTATAATGGTACATAATGCATTAAAAATTAATGATAATGTTATTTTAATACAACAGCAAGGTGGAATTAACTTTGTTGTACTAGATAAATTTTAAAAGAAGGGTGGTAATAAGATGACACCTAATACAGATAATATCGTAATAAACAATGTGCAAGATACAATAGAACAAACAAGCAAAACATATTATTTGAATATAGAAAAAAATACTATTTCAAAATTTTGTGATGGTATTGATGCAATGAAACAGGCTGTATATTGTATATTAAATACAGAAAGATTTGAACATCTTATTTATAGTTGGAACTATGGAATCGAACTAAAACATTTAATCGGAGAAAATACAACTTTTGTAATTCCTGAATTAGAAAGAGTAATAACTGAAGCATTATTACAGGATTTAAGGATAACAGAAGTAAAGGACTTTGATTTTGAAATAAATAGAAATGAAATAAAAGTGAAATTTACAGTAGTTACAAATATAGGAGAATTTGAAGCGGAAAAGGTGGTGAGTGTTTAATGAGCGTAGTTGATATAGATAAAATTGAGAATTTAGATGAATATTTTGACTATGACACTATTCTACAAAGAATGCTAGATACAGTACCTACTCAAATTGATAAAAGGGAAGGAAGTATTATATATGATGCTTTGGGACCTGCAGCAGCGGAACTAGCACAAATGTATATTTTGTTAAAAAATAATATAGATTTGGTTTTTGCAGATACTGCTGTAGAAGAATATTTAGATAGATTAGCAAACCAAGTTGGTCTTACAAGAAATGAAGCAACATATGCAATAAAAAAAGGAATATTTTACGATGAAAATGATAAGTTGATGGACATAGATGTAGGAGAGCGATTTACAATAGAGGATATAGTATATAAAGCGACCGAAAGAATTGAAAAAGGAATCTATAAAATGGAATGTGAAACTGCTGGAGCAATAGGAAATAATTATGTTGGGAATTTAATACCAGTAAATTATATAGAAAATTTAGCAAAAGCAGAACTAACAGATATTTTAATTCCTGGAGAAGATGAAGAAAGCGACGATTCTTTGAGAAGTAGGTACTATGAGACCACAAGTGAGCAAGGGTTTGGTGGAAATATAATTGATTATCAAAATAAAACAAAAGAGATAGCCGGAGTTGGTGGTGTAAAGGTTACTCCAATATGGAATGGGCCAGGAACCGTTAAACTTACAATATTAGATAGTAATTTTGATAAGGCCTCACAAGTTTTAATTGATAAAGTTCAAAAAGAAATATGCCCTGATTTTACAGATGAAGGATTAGGAATTGCCCCAATTGGACATGTTGTAACAGTTGATACAGTTAAGGAAATTGAAATTTCTATAACTTCTACTGTTACAATATCTGAAACTACAACTATTGAAAATGTAAGAAAACAAATAAAACAATTAATAAATGATTATTTCTTACAATTAAAGCAAAATTGGGAAAACACAGAAACCATTATTATAAGAAAATCTCAAATAGATACAATAATTCTAAATGCAGATGGAGTTATAGATGTAGCAAATACAGTTATAAATAATAAGGCTTCAAATATAGAATTACAAAAATTTGAAATTCCTACATTGAAAGAGGTGACATTAAAATGAAGTTAGTAGAATATATGCCACCATTTCTAAAAAATGTAGTTGAATTTAATAAGATTTTTGATGCAGAAGATGTAGAAATCGAAAGTATGAGGTATTTGATAGATAGTATATTAAGAGAAGTAATTGTAAAATCTGCTAGGACTTATGGATTAGACAGATATGAAAAAATATATGGAATTACAAACAAGGCAGAAACAATAGAAGCAAGAAGGATGAATATTCTTTTTAAAATGAATAATAAAGTGCCATATACATTAAAATGGTTGATAAATACTTTAAATGAAAGCATTGGAAAAGATAACTATAAATTAGAAGCCAAAGATTATGAATTACATATTACTATAAATTTGGTATATACCGAAGCAGCAGAAATGTTAAAAACTAACTTGGTAAAACAAATACCTGCAAATATTATGTTAGACTACAAGTTGGAAACAAAAGCAAATGAATTTATAGGTGCAGTAATATCAAGTCAAGATTATATAAATCTAAATGCAATAGCATTTGAACGAAAAGAAGATATAACAATTATACAAGAAAATAATATTGGATTAGTTGTTTCTAATATGGAATATATGAATGTTGATCCAAACACAGATATAATACTAGAAGATACTATATTAAATGCAGATGAAAGCATAGGTTCTAAAGTGTCTAGGCAAGATTACATTGACTTAAATATAACTACAGAAGAAAAAAAGGAAAATATAAGTATAAATCAAAATACTAATTTAGGTTTACAATTAGCAAGCCAAGATTATATTGAAATAGGAGGTAAAGATTAAAATGGGATTTGAAAAAGTCTATATAACAAAGCAAGGTGCCCTATTGGCAGCAAAAACATTGCAGGGAAAGAAAATACAATTTGACCATGCTGAAATAGGTAGCGGAAATTTGAGTGGTAATGCTGCAGATAAAACAGCGTTAACTACAAAAGTATTAGAATGTCCAATTGAAGAAACAAAAATAACAGGGGATACACAAGCAAGTGTATCTTTTATTTTTAAAAATACTGATGCAAGAAGTGCATTTTATTTTAGAGAAATTGGATTATTTGCAATTGATCCGGATACAAAAGCAAAAGTATTATATGCTTATGCAAATGCAGGAAGTAATGCAGAATATATAAATAATTCTATTGCTGAAAAAATAGAAAAACATATTCAAATAAATGTTATTGTTGATAATGCTAGTAATGTTACAATTACATTAGATTCTACTCAAATATATGTAACTGAAAAAGAATTACAAGAAGCAATAACTGAAGCTAGAGAATTTGTTGGGAAAAATTATGGTATTAGAAGAAAAATTGTAGATAATGTTCTTTCAAAATGGGAGAGAATTTGTGATAATACAGGTTTGGTTGCAAATGCAACAAAAAATGGGGATGAAGTTCAAAACGATTTTGATAATTTATATCCATGGTCTGATATAATTACATATAATTATGATACGAAAAATAAAAAAATAACAGCATTTTATGGAGAACCAGGTTTTAAATTTGATGGAACAAATGGAGAAGTACTTACAAGGATTCCAGAATTTTGGTTCAAAAGAGAAGTTAAAGGTGATTATGAATATATTTATATATCTGATTATAATAGAGCAGGTTATAAACATAGTAAAGAATTTTCTGTTGGTAGATATGGAATTAGCATAGATACAGAAGGAAATGCCCACAGCATTAGTGGAACAATTCCTGCATATAACAAAACAATAGCAGCATTTAGAACTTTAGCGACTGCAGTAGGCGAAGGATTTTGTCAAATGGATACTAGATACTTTATATTACAATTGTTGTATTTAGTTGAATATGCTGACTATAATTCTCAAAGTAAACTAGGTAGAGGAGTATCTGAATGGTTTAATCAAAAAGCCTTAATTGCTGAAAATAATGTTAACAGAATAGTTGTAGCAAATTCAAGTAATATGTATGTTGGTAGAAATGTATCAATAGGAGCAACTGATGCTTGGAATAATTCTGTAGCATCAGAAAGAACAATAACAAAAATAGAAGAATTTTCTAATGGAAGTGTAACTGGTAAGGCAGTGTATTTTGATGGAGCTGCTGTTAATATAGCAGTAGGAAATGCTTTGTGGGGAATAGGTCAAAAAGCAGGACAATGTGATGAATTAGGAATGAAATCAGGTTGTCTATCAAATGACGGATGTCATTCAGTTATATATAGAGGAATTGAAAATGTGTTTAGTAATATGTTTACTGCAATAGATGGGCTTAATATTAAAGATTATGTGGCATATGTTTGTGATGATCCTACTCAATATGCTTCTGATAAATTTGTTGCTCCTTATAAACAGGTTGGATATACAAATTTAAAACAAACAGATTGTTATCCAAGTAAATTGGGATATGATGAAAATTATCCTGAAATTGAAATTCCAATAGAAGCTAATGGAAGTTCTGGAACAGGAATATGTGATAGATACTGGTGTGCAGAAGGAAACAGAATAGCGTTTGCTGGGGGTAGTTTCAG